CGCTTTGAATTATATGCTTTCATATGTAAGAAGATAAAGATTGTAAAGGAGGTAATATGTCTAATTTTAAGAAATATCTAAATGTTTATGAGTTTGAAACAACACTTCCAGGAAGTGGAGAAGTTATAAAGTTCAAGCCCCTCTCAACAGGTCAGATTAAGAAACTTCTCACATATGAGAATGAGGATGACCCAAGAATTGTTGAGATTATACTTGACAAAATGATATCGGGTGCTGTGATTACACCTGACTTTAATGTGGATAGTCTCTCACTTCAGGATAGATTTTTTTTACTTGTAGAGATAAGAAAGAAATCTAAGGGGAATAAATACCAGTTTAGATGGAAGTGTGAGTCATGTGGAACGCAGAACTTTGCCAATATAAATTTGGATAAACTAAAAATTATACCCTACCCCGAAGAAATTGATAATATAGTTCCGCTGGATGATAAGATATCTCTAAAGATGAAGTATGTCACAAGAGGGGAACTAAAAGAAGTTTATGCTCTCTATGATGAGGATTCAATCAAGACAAACGCCGAAAAGTTAGCTGAGATGGCTATGATGGCTCATGCAGCATCAATATCTTCTATCATCACACCTGATGGTGCAGAGTCCCCTTCATGGGAAGACAGACTATTCTTTGTCAATGAGTCTCCACAATCATTCTATGAGAAAATAGTTGATTGGACAAAGAAGTATAACTTTGGAGTTGATTTTAGCTATAAATTAAAGTGTAAAGGATGTAAGAATAAAGTGGGCCAGGAGGTACCGTTGGAAGATTTTTTCTTCTAATCCACATATTTCTCAATGATACCTCACTGGAAAAAATTGTTGAGGATCAGTATTATCTTGCCAAATTGGCAGGGATAAGCCTTTTAGAATCTAGTGAAATTCCAGATTTTGAGAGAGGGATTTACTTGGATTTGGTGGCCACAGATTTAAAGAAAGAGGCGGATTCTTTAAAATCCAAATTATAAAAACATGATAGTCTCGCTTAAGCCGATAGCTTAATGGATCCATAGGGTCTGAAGGACTAGTTACCTTCAGGCCCTTTACTTTAGGAGAACATATGCCAGTAAATGAACAGAGAGAAATAATAGCATTAAGAACAGCGACGGTAAATCTTGCTAAGGTCTTGGAGAACTTTTCCGATACTATTGTTCCTGAAGTTAGACAAGGAGAAGAGAAGAAAGAAAAAAGGGAAGAAGCAGCTCAGAAAGAAGTAATGTCATCTTGGAAAACAGGGACAATAAAGGTATTCAAATGGATGGGTTCATTATCTAAAAAGTTCTGGCAGAGTGAAGCTATGGGTTACTTAAGAAAGGGATTCTCAGGTTTCTTCAATAAAATATCATCTACCATGGCTGAAATTTTGGGACCATTACATGAGTTTATAGTAATGGCTAAGGATATGGCTATGGGTATTGTGAAGTTTATGGGAAACATAACCAAACCACTTTGGGGACTTCTTAAAGGGGGGGTTAAAGATCCTGTTGTGAATGTTTTGAATAAAATATTGAGGCATTTTAAAGGTGAGGAGAAAAGAGCAGCGATAGCAAGACTTAAAGAAAGGCTTTCTCTTAAGATACCAAAGACTAAAGGAGATTGGTTAAAACTTATCATGGTATTACTTGGTGGAGCTCTATTTGCTCTTGGAGCTGTCATAGGTGGTGTTGCTAAAGCGTTAATTCTACCTTTTCAGGTTTTATATAGTGTTCTTACAAAAATGCCTTTTCTTGGCAAGTATCTTACAAAGTTTACCGAAATCTTTGCACCAATATCTAAATGGTTAGGACAAGCTGCATCAAAAGCAGGATTACTTGGAAAATTTGTAAAGGGTATTCTCAAAGGTTTCAAATTACTTGGATGGCCTTTAATAATTATTTTGGGGCTTATAGATTTCATAAAGGGGTTTGCATCTACTGAAGGAGACTTGTTTGCCAAGATTGTGGGTGGAATTAAATCGGCTTTCCTAGGATTTTTTGAACTTCCTATAAAGATGTTTGGATGGTTAGCAGATAAGGTTCTAGGATGGTTTGGGGTATCAATAGAAGGAGGGGTTGGAAAGAGGATAATGGGTATAGTGAGTGACTCCTTTGATAAGATAGAATATGGATATAGGCTCTTGTTTGCATTAATCAAGGATGGGATGTTCAAGTTTATAGAAGGAGCGAAATCATTTATTCTCGGAATAATCCCCAAATGGTTGGCAAAACGGTTGCCTAAAGGTTTTATAGAGAAATTTCAACCAGCAACTGGGGGGGCAGGAAATGTTCAGAAAGTTATGGAAGACCAAAGAATTAAGCAACTTGAAAAAGAGAGATTGAAAGCAGAACAAGCAGCAAGAAAAAAACAAGAGGAGAGCCAAAAGAAAACAGCAGATGAGACAGAGAAAATGAGAAAATCACAGGAGAAATATGGTATGGGGCAGGAAGAAGTTCCAGGAGGAGCAACTGCTATGGCAATAGGAGGGGGAGGAGAAGCTCCGACAAAAGAATTAGCACCTCCCGATGAGATTGAGAGTATAGGAATATGGTTATTTAATAATGGAGTAGCAGGATAATGGAGAAAGTGGGATCTCACTATTATTATGAATCATCCGGAGAACAGATTATACAGAGACCTCGAGCTGTGCGAGAAAGCAAAGAATGGGCTAGTGGACTTACTTGGATTGAACTTACCGCATATCAATTAAAAGGTCAGGCCACATTATCAAGAGGCCAGAAATCCATAGATATCAATAAAGAAGAAGTTGCAGCGAGGTTCAAACTCTTGGCTCCACCAGAGTTTCCAGAAGACTTGACACATACTTGGGAAGCTTATGAATCTCTAGCTAGTAGAGCTCTACAAAAAAATGCGGAGTTTGGGAAGGCACTAGAAGCAGGAAAGTCTGCGGCGGAGGCAAGAGAAGCGGTTAAAGGTATAACAAAGCAAAAAAATGTTAAAATAAAAAAACGGTTACAAAAATTCTTGAATGATGCCGTAACGAAAGCTGGGTCTGTAAAGGCTTACCAATACAGAATTGATACCCCTTTGACCTATCAGGGATCAGAAAGAAGAAAATATATTCTTACCTTTAACTTCATTGATGAAGGTGACCCATATCAAGATGTTTTATATCCAATAAGGCTACTTCAGAGACTTTCAAGCCCAGAGATGGGCGCGGGTATTATGTCGTTACGTTTGCCTTACATTTTTACTGTTGAATCTACTCCCCTCAAGGAGTTACTATATATACAATATGCGGCATTAGATAAGGTGGCACCGACATATTATGGACCATATATTGATGGTTGTCCTATGAGAGCTTCTGTAGAATTAGGATTTACAGACCTTGAGCCATTATATAGAAAATCGTTTATAGATATGAAACCAAGGGTAACTATATCTGAATCTGGTCTACCACCAGAGAAAAAACTTAACGATCTACAAAAACTATCACAAGACCTTAGCAAGACCAGAGCTAGCATTAGAGAGGCCAATAGACTTAAATCTGCAGTGTTTGCAAAGGGTATCGGTGTTCCGAATACAGCTAAATCTTACCTTGATGAAGTAGGTAGAGGAGCGGGTTCAATAACAACATTATAAGGAGAAGTTAAATGCCAGTAACATGTCTCACAGATTCATTTCACACACTTACCGGCCACAGGTTGAGTAATGTGTCTCAACTATGGTTATTTAATGCACTGGAAGATTCAAACAAAGACCGGTTTTTGAATATCTTCAGGTCTTATACACTAAATGATGAGGTAATGTCAGATACGATGTATTATTATACCCATAAGGCCGAAAATGATGATTGGTGGGATAACATTTCCAGTCAATATTATGGAACACCACATTTATGGTGGGTAATATGTTTGATGAATGATATAACGAATCCCTTTGAGGAGTTAGAACCGGGGCAAGAAATAAAAGTTATGAAAGACAATCATCTTTATCAATTATTGAAAGAGATTAAGGATATTTCAGAGTTATAATGAATACAGATGTAGACCCACAAACAAAACAACCCGATTCAAATCAATTCTCTGTGTCCATAGATTTAGCAGAAGACTCTGTTATTTTGGATAACAAAGATGTCCTCCAGTGCTATTTTATAGAAGATATATTTTCATATTGTATTGTTGGAAAGTTAATTTTTGCTGACCCTTATGGTTTTCTTGAAATCGGGCCATTTACAGGCAATGAAACAATAACGATAAATTACGGAAATGAAGACGAAATGGAGAAAACATTTGATATTTTCAGAGTATCAAAGATTTCTGGGACAGCTGATGTTGAACCCACTAGTAGAGCCTCTGTGGAAATCTATTTTGTAGAGAGGGCGTTCAAGATGTTAAATAAATATAGATATAGTCTTTCTTGGGGGGTCAATGTCCTTATTTCAGATATTATTAACCATATTGCAGTGAACATGTTAGATGTTTCTGATTTTGAACAATATGAAGCCACACGGGAAACGATAAGTAATTTTTACATGCCATATTGGACTCCAAGAGAGGCGATAGGCTGGTTAATAAGAAGAGCGACAGGTTCTTACACACAAAAACCTGGATATCTTTACTATAACAACAGTAAGGGTGTAAATTTTGTTACTCTTGAAAAACTTCTACGGCAAGAACAACCTCTCACAATTGGAGGGGAAGATAAAGGCCATTATGTTTTCGATGATAGTGGACTGTATTACCAGAACAAGATACTTTCATGGGAAATCAGTGGGATAGACAACCAATCTCTTAACCGTCTTGAAGGAGGGCATAAACTAGGATATGATTTTCAGACTAAAACTCTTATAGACCGTAGTTTTCAATACAGTACATCGGTCTCCAAGTTTACCATGTTAGGGAGAAAAACTTTGTTTGAGGATATCAGTAATACTCATGGAGAGTATACCCTAGAAGGAGATTCTGAGGCTGTTACATTGGATAATATATATTATAGTGATTTTATAAAGAGATATTGTATGCAGCAGTGCCTTATAATCAATTTGAGAGGTTCAGAAAGAAGATACGCTGGAGCCATGATAGAGATTGATTGGCCAAGTTCGGTCAATGATGTCTATAACAAAAATATGGAAGGTAGATATCTGATTAAATCCATTATCAATAGTTTTATGCCAGATAAACAGCCTGGATACTTACAAAAAATGATACTCATAAAGAATGCTTATTCAGATTCAGAAAATACAAATCTTGTTAATTCAACATTAAAGAATGTTCTAGTTAGAAGACATATTGGAACAGGTTAGGGAGAAGAAGTTGCCATAGTAAACCATATGGCAAAAACATAAGACGAATATCAAGTCTTATATAAACAGATAAAAGAAAAATATTCTATGGGTGGCGACCTCATAGCTAAGGAGATCCAACTTGATTAAAGGTTCACCAGCAGATTACCAGCCTCCTCAAAGTAAAATGGTTGGCATTTTCAGGGGGGTGGTTTGAGGATAATGATGACCCATTAAAGGCCGGTAGATGTAGGATAAGGATATTTGGAATTCATGCCCCTAAACCCACAGGACTAGCTCTAATAAAAACGGTAACAGAGGGAGTCCCAACAGATGAACTTTTATGGTCCGAACCAGCTCTACCTATTATAGAAGGAGCTATTACAGGATATGGTTTATGGGGGGTTCCCCAAGTGGGGTCTCATGTGTTTGTATTTTTTGAGAGTGGCAACCACATGCAGCCTAGATATTTTGCGTCTGCTCCTGGAATTACTTCAGGTACACCGGATTTTCCATCGGATTCATATCCTTATCTAGTAAGACTGGCAACACATGCAGGGCATATAATAGAACTTGATAACACACCTGGTTCAGAAAGGATTAAAATCTATCATTCTAGTGGGACAACGATTGAGATGGACTCAGCTGCGAATTTAGATGAAACTGTTGGTGGAACACTAACGATAAATGTTACAGGTACAGCAAACATCACCGCAAATACTGTGAATATAGATGGTGGTTCTGGAAATCTTGATGGTGTTATAACAGGTCAGTCTATATGCCATTTTACCGGCACACCACATGGAGATAAATCAGCTGATGTAAAATGTAGTAAACCTTAAGATTGATGTAGGTAATAAATAAAGGGGGAAATTATGGGAACAAGTGCAGCAGCAATTGAAGCGAAAATCAAAAGTCATCTTGGTGATGGTGGGTGTACATTTATACGTGGTGGTACATATAGCCCATGGCTCGATTGTTTTATAAAAGCAATAGCTGAGGGTGTCTATGATGAACTTCAGAACTTATCTGATACAGCAGGAAATCCACCTTCACCTACTCATACATAGTGGGAGTCTGAGGTCTGTTGTCAGTGGAGACCGTTTAAGTCATCACAAATCAAACTATTGGAAGTTCCATAAAACTATAGGAAACAAAGTATAAGGATGAAAAGTTATTGGAAAGATAAAAGGAGAGAAAGATTATGTGTGCCGTTTATTCAGATATAGATATAAAGCTAACAAAAGCTACTGATGGTGATATCACTAAAGACGAGGAATTTGATGCTATAGAAAACTCTTTGCAGAATATCTTAGCTACTTTGAAAGGCGAGAGAAGGATGTTGCCAGGGTTTGCTGCAAATATCTGGCAAATGCTGTTTGAACCTGTTGATGACACAACAGCCCGCAGAATCGGTTCAGATATTTTACAGGCTGTTGAGGTTTGGGATGATAGAGTTACAGTGGATAACATAAATGTAAACGCAAATTATGATAAAAATCAATATGATATAAAAGTAAGGGTTTCTATTAAAGACCTTCAACCGGAAGAGACTAGAGAAATAGAATATATTTTGAAACAGGATTAATCATGACAAATTTAGAGAACATTATCAATAAATATCTGATGGAAGCTAAGAAATTAGTTTGTTCTAAATGTGGAAGAACTTTAGTGCCTTATGTGTCAAAAGGCAAGGGTGTTCATATGGTATGTCCGGTCTGGACCGAATCTCTGGAAAAAGCTAATAAAGAAGGCCATGATTGGATAAAGGGGGATAAAAGATGAGTGAATTAATACCGGGTTACCTTGATCTCGACTTCAATACATTCAAGGAAAGATTAAAAGACCAGATGGCTCTCAGTGATGTTTTTAGAGATTACAACTATGAGGGTGCCAACATTTCTGTTCTTATTGAACTCATGGCTTATTTTGCTGATGTGAATACCTTCCTTATGAATAAGATAGCTAAGAACGTTTATATGGATACAGCTGAAATTTATGAAACAGTTCATATGTTGTCTAGATTGAGAGGTTACAATCCTTCGGGATATAGGTCAGCTAAAACCACACTCTCAATAACCATTCCTTCAGGGGCTGGTGTATCATTAGGAGACACTCTCTATATCCCAGCATGGAAACAAATATTGTGTCCGGATCTCACAGATGATGATGGTAATACCATCCAGTATTCTACCATTATTTATCATACTGAAACTATACCTGTAACGGATACTTGGCCAGTGTCCTTTACCATTCCTGTAAGGCAAGGTGAGGTAGTTACATATAATTACCGTGGAACTGACCTGGTTGACAACAAACTGCATTTGCCTCTATATAATTTTGATTATGATGATAATTTGGATGATGAATATCCTTCATTAGAGGTTAATGTGGAGGATGAGATATGGGAGAGAATACCAGACCTCTATGATGAGATTTCCGGACTCTCAACAATAAATAATGTTTATTCTTTTAGGTTTAATAAATATCAAAAATATATAGTTGAGTTCTTTAACACAAGAAATGTTCCTAGTGACACTAATGATATTTCTGTAACGCTTTTGAAATCCTTAGGAGTGAATGGTAGCGTTGGAGCTGGTAGTATAACTTCTCCAGAAACTCAATTTATCTATAATAGGAATACCAGGGATTGGTTAACTAATGATAATATAACATTTACCAATGAGGAAGCCACGACCAGCTCTGCTAATATAGAACAAATTCCTGATATAAAAGATGCTTCATTGAGTAATATGCATTCACAATATAGAAATGTTACTGCCAATGACTATATTAGACATTTGGAAACCCGCTCAGATGTAGAGGTGGCAAATGTTTGGGGTGAACAAGAAATCGCTCCCTCTGGAGATTTTGAAGAGTATAATAAGGTATATATTTCAATCATTCCTGAAGAGTGGGGAAGTGGAACGATAGATACGTCTGCAGCATCAGGAGGAATATTATTACCCACAGAATATTCAACCACTTATAAGGAGATGTTATCTGTATACCTTGAACCAAGAAAAATGATATGTGCGTATGAGGAATACGAACTTCCATCCCTTGTATATTTTTTATATGATATAGGAATACAAGTTAGGAGAACCTATAGTTTTGATGAGGTATCTGTTGATGTTAAGAATAAACTTGAATACTTTTTTGATGCTTCAAATAGGGAATTCCATGAAACAATAGGATTCTTGGATGTGGTTAATTTTATACAAGATATTACAATAACTGATGCGGAGAATAGTCAAACATTTGCAAATGTTGCCGGTATCCAGAATCTTATTGTAAGAAATGTCGACCTATACTGGATATCAAGTGGTGTAATAACCACTACGATATACGAACCTAATACTGACAACGATTATCCACAATATACAGTTACCTCGGCCACCTATACCGGAGAGAACCGGTTAAGAGACATCAAATTGGGCTTCAACCAATTCCCTGCAGTTCTCATAAATCAATGCACATTTACAGAGGAGATAGGATAAATGGGCAGATTTTCTGACTCCCCATACTTTATATTAGAGAGTTATGTTGCTAATCTTGACCCTTATGGTCATGTATATCCTGAGACAGCTCACCTCATAGGTCCTAATACGGGAATTGTGGCTAGAGGTGGATTTGGATGCAATCTCTGGGTAAAAACAGATGAGAAATATTATAGAATAAGGGTAAGAAACATTTCGGGTACCCCTGATGATAACAAGTTCCAGTTTTACTTGGAGACGGAAAATTATAAATCATCAGAACTAACTCCTTCGGAATTGAGAGGGTATGCTGGTAGTGAGGTATACTTTAGAAAAGAAGGAACATTTCATGGGTACATAGATTCTATTGGGGGATATGAAAATTATGTTAATACCAATAAGCTATGGGTGTATTTTGGTAAAATCTATCCAACAAGTTCAGAGTATGTTTTCAATGTGATATTTGACCATCTTATGTATTATGCCTATAGAGCATTGCCTATGACAAATAGAAGTGCAAATATCAAAGAATTCTTTGAGATATTCTTTGATAGAATTTTTACAGAGGTATATTCTTTACAGAAAAATACATGGACACTTCAAGACCCAATAGAGGTCAATGAGAAATACCTAGAATATATCTACAACATATATAACTATAGTATTATGCCAAATCTTTCTGTCCAGAAGCAGAGGGAATCAGCAGGAGGATTACCAGCATTTCTAAAAAGAAAAGGAACATATTCATCACTTTACATTATATGGAGAAGCATTGTATTAAATACAACAAATTACCTTAATATATATGAGAGGTGGCACCCATGGCCTCTTCCTGGAGGAGGCACAATACCGTTAGAATATTTTGATGATTTCCTATACACCTCTTATCCTTACTATGATACTCTTCCTCCGAAAGATGGTGCTGGAGAAGTCTATTATCACGGTCTACCTCTGACATCTCCGTATCTAGGATATTATATACATGAGCAATCTATACCAAATGTAACATGGACTATCCCCCATAATTTAGCAGAAGAGAATGTGGTTATTGAGGTTGTAGATTTAGCACAACAAGTTATT